CAAGAAGAGAATACGCCCATATCGCAGTCAGCCACAGCTGACGGAGAGTCTAAATTGATAGGCTTTCACCATATCGTAGGGAGGGCCCTACGCGACATCGTTCCGGACCGGGACGATGAGATTCGCGCAAGAATCACCGGTTTGCTTCGTGGGGTGTTGCTAGTTCTGCTTCACCACCGATGCCCGAGCGACGTAGTGGAGTCGTTCGTTGACCAGGGATCTTCGTTTCTTGATCATGAAACGGAGGCCGATTTTGTGAAGAAAGCTAAATACTTTCTTTGTTGTCCGATGTCCCGCTACCTCAAGAACGAGGAGCCGGAGTGGTCGGGAGAGGAGCTGAAATGGTCTGGGAAATTTCGCCGATGGGCGAAATCCAGGAGTTCGTACAACCGTGCGAACACCCATCTCTGGTTTTCTTTCCTGCAGTGCAAGCGATCAGCTTTGCCACTGAGTGAAGAGTTCATCCTAGTCACTTACTATAAACACCGAGAAGCGATGCAGACAGTCGACCCCCTCATCGAGGATGAGGGTGGTCCAAACGACAGTTTGTTCCTCGAGGTAATGGATCGGTTGGAGCCCGTATTGGACGAGATACGCGGAAAGTTGAAGGAACGCCTGGAAAAGGATCCGGCCTTCTTTCAATCTCCAAAGCACAAAGCTTCACAGAATGCTTGTTACACGACGCCTAGATCTAAAGGCGGTCAGTGTGGTGCGTTGGCGGGTCGTTACCGCCTTGAAACGAACAGGTTTGTTCATTTCAACTCTTTCATGGGCCCCCTTCCCAAGGGGGTCAAGATTGAAGTCAGTGAGAAGTGGTTACAGAACAACTGGAACCGCCCTTTCGTGATTTTCGAAGACGACTTCGACTTTCATATCGCTAACCTGGAGCCGGTTACCGAGAAGGCTAAAATCGACCTCGAACGAAAAAGTCTTGAGACTGAGTTCGTCGGGATGAAGTGGTCAGTCGCTGCGCCGCGACCCTGTTTGGCAGTCCTGCCGGATGGTGGTGGTGGCGCCGCGTGGGCGTTGACAAAAGGTGTTGAGCAAAATGTGCACAATTCAATGTATGATGAGTACGGTCGTCATTACGACTGGACTAATCGACCAAAGATTTGGGCATATGCCGACACTGTCAGCCAGGGCGGTGTGCTTCGGGCTAAAATTCAAGCTGTCAGAGAACCTCTGAAAGTTCGGGTTATTAGCAAGGGGGAAGCCGCCCCTTACTACTTTGCAAAAAGTTTGCAAACAGCTCTACACGATATTATGAGACAGATGAACTGTTTCCGTCTCATAGGGAGGTCGGTTTGTCCGACTGACATCCTTGACATCGCGGAGTTCGGAGAGGACCAGTTTTGGTTGAGCGGGGACTACAAGGCCACGACCGATATGATATCGGCTCGTCTTGGCAATGAAGTTCTCAATAAACTAACGTTGGACTTTGATGATGAATCTCGTGAGATCTATCGTGCGGTGCTGGCTCCACATTTCTGTGTGTATCCGGAAGTCTACATTATGCGTGAGATTGATGGGAAAGAGATTTGTGTTACGGAAGAGGTTGAACCCGTCATGCAGACCAACGGTCAGCTGATGGGTTCGATCCTTTCGTTCGTGATTCTCTGTCTCGTCAACCTGGGACTCTGTTTAGCAGTTAAACTGCGCGGTATGAAACTCGGGATCGAGCTTCCCCGCAGGAAGAAAATTGTGAACAGGGTTCGTCGGAAACTGTTAATCAACGGTGACGACACGCTGTATGCTGGCACGATGCGCCAGTTTGAGCTGCACTGCGAACTCGGTGCAGGGGTGGGACTCGAGATGTCCGTCGGGAAGACGTACGTCCACTCGTCATATGCGAATATCAACTCGTTGAGTTTCGACTGTGACTTGCGGCGTCCGACTTCGAGCTGTAAAGCCATCCCTTTTCTGAATTCCGGCCTGTTCTTTGGCCAGAATAAAGTTATGGGAGTCCTCACCGAAGAGGAGATGGAGGTTACTGAGCAATCGAAGTGTAGTGTTATCAACACCATGCTTGAAGGCTCGTACAAGCTTGCCGACCAGGCGGCTTTGTTGGGCTCATACCTGAGCCTCCATCGTGACGATATAGCCCGTGAACAGAAAGGTCGAAGCCTCTTCATCCACCCGTCTTTAGGCGGTTTGGGTGTTAAGAGACCCGAAGGCTTCAAAATTTTCTTCAACGGCCCGCAATTGATCCTTGCGAAGACCCTGTTGTCGAATCCCTGTATTCAACCGGCGGAGCGACCTCGTCGCTACGCGGAGTGCATGACACCCAGTCTGCACCCCCCCCCCGTGAGATATGTTGCGAAGAAAGAATCGGAACACAAGAGAGGACGTTCCGGCGGCAGTAAATCAATACCGCTACCACAGCCAAAATCTAACAGATATAGCTGGAAAGTCTTCACAGAACGCCTGATCAAGGGCGTTTGTCTCACCAAAGAACGAGCCGCTAAGGCACCGACCGGTTTTGATGACCGGTCGATGCAGAGCTTCATGCTCTAGCGACTCAGAAAGAGTAACGTACGGTCCCGGGCATGACCATAAACTACCTCCCGCTGTCTCCGTCGGGAAAGAAAACGGAAACATGGGGTCTACCACCTCAACGCCCAAAACGGTGCCTTGTGCTTAATACTTCCGTACTAAGGGGTCGCCTATTTGGGGGGAACCTTGGAGAAATGATGAGTAGGGTGGATACATTTCATATCGTACAAACCCCTTGGGAGGATCGGTCGCATAGAGCGATAATTCCGAACTCTTCAAAGTTTGTACTATCTGACTTGTTTCCACAGATCCACAGTCAAATCTCCATTTACCCTCGAATTCGCCTACCCCGGAATGTCGAACGACTGCACGGGTGTGCAATCCGCTCTACGAGCCGGTTGTAGTGGCTGATGTACAGTCTCTGCCTTGCGACAGGGATCCCATGCCTCGCACTAAGAACCCCCGGGGGAAGCTTGCCCCGTCTTCTAACAAGAAAACGAAACCAGCTAAAACGAAGCCGCAGTCCGGCCCGAGAGTTAACTCGGTTACCAAACCCGCTCCGGCCGCAATCCCCTTCGAGAAATACGGTCCCGTCGTCAGCGACAGACTTCTTTCCCGACTTTTGAAACCAACTCGTTTCAAGTCTGATGTGAAGAGTTCAACCGAGCTCTTCCCCAAGTCAGCCAAAGTCCCAAAGAAAGTCTACGCTATGACGGATCCAACCGGAAAAACCGATTTTCTCGTTGAGGCAGAGGCCGAGCATCCTGATACGTTGCAGCAACGTGTCATTGGTGCGGCTGCAGAGGGGATCGCCCACTGGTTCGGTAATCCACCCGGAATGAGCACTGTTCTCCGGATGGCCGGCGACCTCGGCGCTAGCTACCTTGGTGGCTATTACCCTGGCCGCGGTGGTGGAAGCGGTGATGCTGAACAGGATTTTGAATCCGTCGGTATTGCCAAATCCCACATTTACCGTGCCGGTGCACCCCGTGTGCGTCAGTCCCGCTACGGTGTTGACCGTGGCGCCCGTGTCCAACACACCGAGATCATCCGTGAGGTTGTCTCGACCGGTGCCGATCAGGAGATCGTATTCGACATGAATCCCGGTCTCCTTGGTTTCCTTCCTTGGATGTCTCAACTTGCCAATTCCTACGAACAATGGCAGCTTAAGCACATCTCATTTGAATGGATTCCCGCCGTTCCGACGACAACCAACGGTGATGTCCAACTGTCCACCGACTTTGACCCACTTGACGCTGACTCCCAGACTTTCATCCAAGCGATGAACGCTCCTGGTGCTGTCTCGGCAAGTCCCTACTCGCCTTTCGTTCACGACCCTTCAGAGTTCCTCCTACGAGCTATCTCTGATCGTCTGTTCGTGCGAGAGGGCCTGGTCAACTCCGCCCTCAAACGTACATCTGATGCTGGGAAGCTCCGCTTCCTCGCCTCGGGCGTTGATACGCCCGCCTCGAGCCGAATTGGATTCATTGTCGCGAACTACGACATTGAGCTTTTCGCTCCTGAGTATGATGACTCGATCGTCGATCGTGACGGTTCGTGGACACTCATCCAGCTTCAGAGCACGGGGACCGCTATCACCGCTGGAGTTCCAGCATCAATTATCCAAATTGGTGCTGAACTTGCAGTTAACGGTCTCGGGATCGGTCTAACCCCCGCCTTTGGTAACCTTACCTTCCCACGTGGTTGGTATAAGGTCACAAATTCTGTCAACCTCGATGGAATTATTACCACTGTTGTCTCGGTTACAAATCGATCCCTTCAGGACGGCGTCTCGCTCAGTACACGGCTCTGGGCACTGCTCGGTGCCCCTGGAACCGAGGGGAACCCGAACAGCCTGACGGGCACTGTCCCGATGGAGTACATCGCTGGTCGACTCGACACCGGTGTCTTCTTCTGGACAGTGACCTGGACTGACCTCGTCTACTCGGACGGTGTTACTGGCATCAAGAACTACAACCCCTCGTTGGAGTTCGTCGGTACCATCACCACCCTCAACATCTCGACAAGCCATCCCGGCTTTATCCTGATCCAGCCTTTCGAGTAGGCTCGCACCGCACCAAGTAAGGGGGGTTTGCCCGTCAATTGAGCTCTACGAGCTCGTTGACTCGCATTAGCTGAAAAGGAGACACACCTGAATAAGCCCCGATCGCATTCAAATGACGATCCTTCATCCCCAGTGACCGATCATGTCGGAAACAAAGCATGAGGTTTTAACCTAGGGTACCTATAACCTGGGGGGTCGATCCTATCGATCCTGGCACCTAGCCAAAGCCCATCGGCGTCCACAATCACACAGATTGTAACGGCTGTGGGAGCTGACGTAGTGACCTGTACTAAGAGACTTGTACGGGGTTGGTAAAGTGCGTGATTGCAACTATCACGTTCACCTGCCATCTTTGCGTCGTCAGTTACCATAACTGGACAACAGCGCCTACCTCACTTGGCTTCACAAACCAATTGAGCAAAGGGGGCGCTATGATCAAATGCCCTGTCTTCGGACAAAGACAGTCGTCCCTGGACGGCTCCACGTTTCGGAAACGTGATGCGCTTGCACCTTCGGGTGGAAATTCGTACATCGGAGGAGTCCGATGTAAGTCCAGCTTTCGAGCGCAAAAGAGTGACCTTACCAGTCACTACTCTCTCCTCGCGTGGGAATTGGTCCCCCACGATGCAGAATCCCGAGATAACCGATGCGACTTACGTCCAACTTCGGC